CTGTATAATGTCGCTTGGTTTGAAGGATTGGCTGCGTTCCAAGCGGCCACCACGGTATCGACATCGTCCACACCATCGAAAGACAGCGATGATGCTGTTGCCCGCCGTGCCTGCGGTGTTAGCGGTGATGGTGACTTCTTCGCCAAAAGTTTCGCTGTCTCCGATGCCTGTGTAGCTAGCGGCAATGGCGGGTGTGCCTGCGAGGTGGCTGGCGGCGTGCGCGGACGGCGCGAACGTCGAAGGCTTGTCCGTTAAATCGTTCCAAGACGAAACGCCGCCCCCCTCTGCCGCCCAATGCGGCAAACCCTGCGAGGAAACTTTAAGAATTTGGCCCGTAGCGCCAATGCCGAGACGGATGGCTTGCGTGCTGTTGCGCGTGAGAAGGTCGCCTTGGGTCGTAAGCGTCTCAATGCCTGTTCCCGCTGGCCCTTGCGCCCCGGTCGCGCCTGTTGCGCCCGTGGCGCCCGTTGCCCCGGTTGGCCCCGCAGGGCCAATGGTCGGCAGCGTCACGTTTACTGTCTGCGGCGAAGGGACGCCCACCTCAACCGCGTTGGTGTTTAGACTGACCTCGACTTTGTGGTAAGCGGCCATTTTAGAGCGGTGCGGTGCGGGTGGTTACGTCGGACAACACCTTCCATAGTCCGCCGAACAAGGTGTAAATTTTGCTGTCCGAGGTTTTGAGTTGCACGTCATAATAAAATGTGCCTGCCGTCGGGTTGTCGGTGGTTGCCAGGTCAAAGTGCGACTCGCCACCGGCTGCGTCATCGTGTGCGGTAACTTCCTTGCGGATCGTGGCGCTGGCGTCTGCAACGGTCAGGGCCGTTTTCACTGTGAGAAATAGCGTGGCTCCTGCGAGACTGTAGGGATCGCCATCCGCATCGGTCACGCTCACATCGAGCCGCCCCGAATCGCCGCGCGTCCAACACAGATCGGCGCTCATGCTGTTGCAGGGGGCGCTCATTTTGATCTGTCCTTCCATGCCTTGCGCACGGTCAACATTCCCGCGATGAGGCCGAGTCCAAGGACGCCGAGGCGCATAGCTGTCTCAAGGTGCGGGAGCAGGCTAACCACCACGGAGCCGAGGCTTGTGGTCACGCCGATGAGTGGCCGCGAAAAGAAGTCTGTGGCGTCGTGGAGGCTCATTGATACAGCGGCAGGCGGTAGCTGTTCGTGCCGATCCAAACGCGAAGCCACACGGCGGGCGTGTTGGTGTTGGTGGGAGAGGTATTGGTGAGGCCAGCGCCGAAGCCGAGGTCTTGGTGCATGGTGAGCGCCCCAGTGTTCGTGTCGCGCAGGGTCATCACGCGGTTGGTCTGGTTGATTGTCCAAATATCGGCCTCGACTGCCGCGTTTGTCGCCGTGTTGGTGCGCGAGCGATCGGAGGGGCCAATCATCATCAAGGCGTTGTAACCAAACACGCTAAACACGGCCAAGCCCTCGCCACCGTTGTTGGTGCGAACTACGCGAAAACCAAACTGCGCCGACCTGTTGGTTTCTTCGGCCAAGCCCACACGAAACAGGGTTTCGTTGCTTAGTGTGGTGTTGTTGGACGAAATGAGATTTGCCAGCCCCTCAAACGGCCCCGTGTTGGTCTTGAAAACATAGAGCGTGCCGTTGCTGACGGTAGTGTTGCCGAACAAAACCTCGTTGGTAAAGTTTAGGTCTATCGCACTCCGCGCACCGCTGGCATTGGTCGCCAACCAAAGCGTGTTGAGGTTGGTGGAAAAACCAATGGCCTCGCGCAGTGTTCGCTTGTTTGTGGTTCCTGCCTGATCCCAGTCTTGCCAATTCTGCAAAGACGGCTCGTAAACCCTCCATCCATCAAACCTATCAAACACCAAATAAGTCACATCGCCTTCGGTTTCTGTTAATCGTTGTGCTTTCCCAACGTTTATTGATTGATCAACTAATGCGTCATAAAGAGTGCCAAATTTGGATTGATCAGCGCCCATCAACGCATCCCAAAAACCCAAATTGCTCAAAGTCACTGCCGCAGCATTCGTGGTAAATGCGAGCGGGTTAGTGAATGTCATGGTGTTTGTGCCGCCATAAACGATTTGCCCGTTCGTTGTATTGTAGCCGAGCGCCTTGATCGTCTGCGCGTAGCTAGAGGCGGCGCAGAGGGTGGCGAGGAGGAGGGTTAAAAGGTGTTTCATGGTTAAATTAGTTAGGCACGGTTGTCAGAATCCCGTCGTTATCCACCGACACACGGTAAATCGTGCCACCGGGGGCTTGCAGAAGCGCAAAGGCAGCGGCAACCGTAGTCGGAACGCCTTCGCCGCCACGGATGACATCGTTGTAGATGACCGCCTCGGTGGGTAGGGTGGTGGTGATTGTGCTTCCAACCGCCCAAGTGACTTCGATTTTGGCAGAGATGCTGCTCGTGTCGTTGTCTGGGCTGAACTCCGCGTCCATGTTGGACGTGTTGAGGTTAAGATCGAAGGTGTAAACGCTGTCCGCGCCCGTTCCCGTCTTTGTCCATGCCGTATCCGAAGCGAGGAAGTTGCCTGTGAATGTCTTCTTAATCCCGATCTGCCCCGTGGCTCCCGCGCCCAACTCCACCACCGAGCCGCCTCGCACGAACTGCACCTCGACAGGCACCGTGTCCCGCCGTGTGAAAAACAAAGTCGTGACCCGCTGCGTCAGGACGGGGGAAACGACAAATTCGGATGAGTCGAGATTGATGTAGACGCGCATGGCCCTGCCCTCGCCCCCTGTGTCAAAGTGTCAGCGCGACTCCACGGCCCACTTGAACGGGAAGGCTAACGGCCCTCTGCGCTCCTCGTCGGGATTGGCGGCATCGTATTCACGGCTCGGTAAGTTCAGAATCGCCGCCTCGCGGTGGCCGTGGCAGGGCGTGAAACCGTGAAACAAACCTGCCGGGATGATGAGAAGCTGCTGCGTGTCGGCAGAAAGAATGATGGTCTGTCCGCGCATGGCCTTTGCGTCCCAAATGCCGACCTTTGCCGCGCCTGCTACGCAAAACCACCGATCCACTTGCAGCCTGTGGCGGTGCCACGCCTTCACCACGCCCGCCGAGCAGGTCGTGATGTAGGCTTGGCCGAAGCCGTGCGCGTCATCCGATGCGCGGAAGATTTCGGTGAGCTTGCCCCGCTCATCGAGGTGGGCCGTGAGCGGTCGCAGGGTGGCTAACATGGCATCCATTCCTGTTGCCGCACCCGAAGGTGGCCGCGATATTCGCCTTCTGTCTCGTGGTAGGCTCGGTAATGGGTATATTCGGGTGCGTCTGCGGGTGCGTCCTTGCCCTTGCGCTTCACATGATCCGCCGCTGTGTGAGGGATGCAGGCAATCCGAAGCCCTGCCGGGTGCCACCTGTGCCAACAAAGGAACAGGTCTTGTGTGCCCCTGCCGTCGTAGCCCTCAAAGGTTGCCAGCGCGAGCGCCTTGGCCGAAAGAAGCGTGCAGCCCAAGCCGCACCAATCGGACGGGACGATAGCCCCCCTGCCGATTCCGGGGAACGCGAAGTCCAGCCACCCGCGTCTGCGCCATCCATGCTTGGCCGTGACTTCAAAGACGTTGCCGTCTGGCGCGCATCGCTTTACCCGCTCGTGGAGTCGCCCCAACCTCTTGCCTTCGCGCTCGCCGATCTTCTGGTCTTTGCAGTCCTTCAACCGCTCGCGGCAAGCCTCCAAGGCGCGGACGAGGCGCGGCGGCAGTCGCCTTTCTTTCTCGGTGAAGTCTTCGGCAATCGGGTTCTGGGGCGTGCCATTGCCCCCAAGGAAAAGGCCATTCGGATAGGTCACAGCGGCAACATCGTAAAAGTTTGACCCATCCGCCTGCGGCATAGTCAGCGCCCACTCGGCCACCCGGAGCGCGTCTGCCGGGACAAGGTTGTCGGCCTCCACCGACCACAACATCGAGGCGCGGATCTTGCGGGCAGCGGCCAACGCGGCCCCCTGTAGGGCGGCAATCCGCATCTGTGCGGGCGCCTGGTAGTCCTTGCCCTCGGCTCCCCCGTCATCGAGCGGAAGCTGCACGGCTTGTATCCTCCACCCTTCGGGCAGTTCGTGGCGCGCTGCTTCGATGGCCTGCTTGGCCTCGTCCGACTGGTCGGTCGCCAGAATGAAATGCGCCTCGGCGTGGTGCCCGGCTGCGGCGGTGATGCGCCGAAGGAACTGGGGCCAGCAGTGGAAATAGCTCTTGGTTGCGTATGTCGCGATAGCCAGCACTCGCGGGCGGGCGGTGTGTCAAGCGTCAGTATTCCTCTGCATTCAAATAAATGGGCATTGCTGGCGGAAGGGGAGTCTCGTTGCGAAAAACCTCAAAGACGCAGGGAGCAAATGACGGCTCCAAGTAACTGATAGGAACCCAATATGTTGATTCTTTGGCTCCCGTCCACGTTGTGTCGTGGCCCTCAAACCATGAGGTGTCGCCATTTGCGTTTTTGAACAGCCCGCGCGGCATTTCAATCCGCGCAGTTTGGGCATTGCCCAAATTGCCGCCAATCAACCCCGCACGATACCCCAAAAAGCTGGCCCACGTTGACCCGGAAACTCCAAAGCTAATGGATTTTGTCGTGCTTACCTCATCGGTGCCGCTTTGCGTTGTCGTCTGAAAGGTCGCGCTGTTTTGTGAAAATGTTGCTGGGAAATCAACAATGGGCGCTACTGTTGTCAGACCAGCAAACCCTCCATCTATGGCTGTATTAAATATGAATTGTAAGCTGGCGAAGCTAAAGAATCCTTCGCCAACAAAGAACAAACCTTTCGATTCATTTACTTTTACTCCGCGCGGACCATACCCGCTCATAATTGGCGGCCCAGCTATGCGCGGGAAGCCGTAGACAATCTGTTTGCTCACAGTTGTGTTGCCAGAGCAGCTTGTCGTTCCCGAATAGCTTCCGTTTATCAGAGTGTTGGCTGTGCGCGTAAGTGCCGTGTTGTTAACGGACACGGTGTTGACGGTCGTTGTTTGTATTTCTCCTAAGACAATCCAGCTATTGCCGCCGATAATATCACGTTTTGTTAATTCTGTGACTGTCCCGCTTGTTGCGGCGATTGTTTCTGTGTTCCCGTAATGCGTTATTGCAGGCTGGCCGCTTAATTGTAGCGTAATGTTACTGTTTGCGGTTCCTGCATAAACAACACGAGTCGTTCTGGTTGATCCATTGATCACTTGTGCATAACCGTTAATTGTGACCGTCGACCTAGAAAATGAGTTACGCTTGTGGGATTTGGATATTGTGCTTACAGAAGATTGAATTGTTTGTGCTGCTTGTGAAATTGTGAATATGTGCAAACTTGCTGTCTGCCTAAGATCAGAAACGGTTGTTCGTGTTGTCGAAATCGCATTGTCTGTAAGCGGTTTGCTCCACTGCGGAGCTTGGTTAACAACCCACAGAACTTCGTTTTCATCGGCTAAATAAATTGTGTCAGCAGCATTGCCGACTGTTGTTCCATCTTCGGTGATGTTTGTTCTTGTTTTGGTTAAAGTTGTTCCTGATGTGTAAAAATAGGTGCCATTATTTTCTGTAGAAGCAAAAGTAAGCCGAGTTGCGCTTTCTTGACTTAGCTGCGTGGTGTCTGTTGTCCATCGTGAGCTTTCTCGGGTGCTGCTGGCCGTGATGCTTCCATAAACAGTAAATGCTTCGGTTGTTGATGTTTGTTTTGCAAAAGAATACAGAGTGGACCCACTAGAGCTTCCAGATGTCGTGCCCGTTAAAAAAAATGTGCCAAAAGTGTCTGACGTTGAAACAGTGATGGTTGTGGGCACCCCAAGCGCGCCCCCGGTGACGGCATAAGAAGAATAGTAATTGTATTCTTTGTATAGTGAGCTTGTGTAGCCAGTGGCGTTGTAGGTTTCTACGAAACTTGATATCTCGGTTGAACCAGATCCTTCTGCAAGGCTTATATCAGTGTTGGTTCCAGCATATTCAGATTGATACGATGTTAAGAACGACAAAATGCCTGAACAGCATTTTTCGAACGCAACCTCCCTTGCGGTAGTCCACGAAATCATGGCCCGAGGACGTAGTAAATGTCGTATGGTGATTCGCCTGGGGAGGCCGCAGGATTGGCGCTGGTGACAAGCCAAGTGCGGATTGGCAGGCTGATATGGTCCGCCCCAATGACGCGATAAACCTGCCCCTCGAAAAATAGGCCAAAGAGGTATTCGATTTCGGACTCAATGCCAAACTTTTGCGGCTGCTGAACGGTTGGTTCTGCTGTGTCGATTGCGATTGTCACGCCTGTAATGGCTTCCCCATCCGTGGTGATGACGGCTTTGGCATAATGCAGGCCCGTTCCCGCGCACTCAAATTCCTCGTCCCAATTTGAAGGCAGAATGCCGTTGAGTGTTCCGGGTTGGACGCGCACGAGATAAGGCGGGCTCTCGTCTTCGGGGTCGGCATCGGGATCGACGCGGGCGATTAAGTCCCAAGGTTGGCGGGTGGTTGGGGCGGAGGTGCCGCCGCCCGGAGGAACCCGGATAGAAATGTGCGTTCCGTCCCCTGTGACGCGAGCAGAGAGGGGCGCGGCCACTACCGGGCGGTTGCGCTTAATCTCAGAAAGAATGCGGTTGAGCTTGTCGGCTGTAATCTCCGACAAAAGCGGCCTGCCAGACTGAAATGGGCTAATGCCTTCCATGATGGTGGCTTATGTGCCGTCGTAGATCACTTTTTCCGGGTCCCACCCGTTGCGGTCGGAGAGCATCCATTCTTTTGTCACCTCGTAGGCTACGGTTCCAGTGGGCCGGGCCACGCTGCGCGCATTGATTGAGGTCAAAAGCCAGTTTTGGGTGTTTCCAACCGCTGGCGTGCGGCTCGGTGCGTTGACCGTGCAAAGCTCTTTAAGGTTGGGCAGGGCCGTTTCCAGCGTGGTTTGGCGATAGGAAACCGCAGGGGCGAGGTAATATTCCTGGCCTCGCAGGAGCAGCTTGTAGAGGATGCGCGCCTTATTGTCTTCCTCTGTTGGAACAAGTGTGGTGTCGGGATCTGCGCCATTCTGAATAGCTGATTTGATTTCTTTTAGCGCCGCGTCGCTTACAGAATCCTTAAATGTGGGATGCGCCTCGGTCGGGATCTCCCGCGCTCCACCGATAAGCTCTGTGGTCGCTCCTCCTCCCGCGCTTCCGCCGCTTCCTCCCGCATCTTGGCCCTGCGTCCATGTGACTGTCACGCGAGTCGTTCCGCCCTCGCCCTGGGCAAAATCCGCAGAGGTGATCGTTGCTCCCTGCACGGCGGTCGGGTTGACCGACGTTTCGCCTGCGGTCAAAACATAGACCTGCTTGGTAAGTTTCTTGCCGTCTGGCGTATAGCTGATGCCGCCGCCTGTTGTAGTTACTTGCGCCATAGGTTATCGAGAGTTGCTCAAAACGAGCGGTTCGCCTTTTTCCAAGGCTTTGAGAATGTTTTTTAGAAAATCGTTTGCTCGCCGCTGAAGCTCTTTGGGATCGTCGCCACGCACGCGGAAAAACTCGGTGGATGCACCGCCGATGCGTTGCAGGGCGGATGCGCCAAAGTCGCCGTTAAAAGCTGATTGCTGCGCTTGTTGCAGCGCAATCCGTAATGCCTCTTCCTGTTGCTCGCGGGCAAAATTGGCGGCATCTACGCGGAAGCCGCCCAAAGCCGCCTCTGCCGTGCCGGGGCCAAACTGTGGCCCTTGGCCGCGCGCTGCCGCCTCTTGCTGGCGGCGAAGTTCCTCAATGCCCTCAAAACTGCCCGGCCCAAGCTGTCGGCCAATGACGTTTCCGCGACGAGTTCCAGACTCTAAAGCGGCTTGTTTTTCTTTTTCGCGCGTAATTTCTTTTTCGGATTGTAACCGTTCTTGAATCGCAGCCGCCTCGTTCTCCGCCGCAATTCTGGCCTCAAGTTTGGCTTTGGCTTCAGCAATAAACTCTGGCGAGGAGTTGTCACGAAGCTGATCGTCTAAGCGGCGGCGTTCTTCGCGTTGCTTTTGTTCGCGCTGTATGCGCGCGGTCGCAGACTGGTCGCCAGCCGATTCGGATAACTGTTCGGCGTCCAATCTTTGGCGCTCTAGCGATGCCAGCAACGCTTGCTGCGCTTTTGATCTTTGGTCTTGTTCTTGTGAGCGCAATCCGCCAGTCACAAAATTAAGCCCAAGAAAATCAGCCCCACGATTTAACAGTTGTCCGGGCTTTGCAGAAAAGAAGTTTGCAAATGCGCTGCGCGTATCTTTGCCGATTGTTTCTTTGATGATTTTGCCAGTCTGATCGGCCAGGCTATTCAGTTGCTTGTAGCCAGATATGGCGGCATCCAATGTTGGCGCCGCCCCGGCCTCGCCAAGAACTTGATTAAATTGCTCTTGAACTGACGTAGCTGCTTTTACGGCCTCGCTTAACTGATCGAATGCGGATGCGATTACCTTTCCGACCGTAGCCGCAACGCCAATCATTATGGCAAATCGGCCAAGGACGCCGCCAATTCCGTTGCTAAATTCTTGGGGGGGATTGGGGTCGAACGCCTGCTGCGCGGCCTCACGCGCCTGTTTAAGCTGTTGCTGCAACTCCCGCAGCGGCCCGAGGCCATAGTCACCGATGTCTATATCTATCGGCCCGCCGCTGCCGCCCGGCTGTTTTACTTGCGGCATTCTTGGCGCGGTGGATGCCCGCGCAAAAGTCTGCTGCACTTGTGTCGCCGTCTTTTGTGCATCGGCCAAGACGGACTGAAAACCAGTTTGCGTCTGGTTGGCCGCTGTGATTTTTACTTTTACTTCAGCCATTGGATTCGTCCTCCTTCTTGGCCTTGCTGCGGGCAATGGCGATGCGCTCGGCGTCGGTCACGATGTCGAGGTGTGATCCGCTTTCTGTCTCGTAAGCCGCCGCTTCATACCATGCCGCTGCGCCAACGGGCGTGGCCCACGCTTGCTGTTCGCTCATTCCAAGGCGCATGAGGCGGGCCACGGTGCTGATGGCATTCGGGATTTTGGACGGCTCGCCGCGCTCCTCCCCTGCCTTGGGTTGCTTGTTCCACATCTGCGGTGGGGCGCAGTAGTCGGCAACGTAGGTGCGCCAGCGGGCAACCTCGGCCACGAAATCAATCTTGCGCCATTTCCACAGGCGGCAGGCAAAGGAATCCATGTCGGGCAAGACCAGCGCGGGACGCGAGCAGATCCACGCGGCAAGGCGCAATTCCTGCTCGCTGCCCATCTGCCCGTGGTAAAATGGCGAGCCGATGGCTTCCAAAGTAAAGGCGTGGCCCACGGAGAGCGGGAGCATTCGCAGCCCGCAAACGCGGTGCGTTGCGTTTAAGAACGCTTCAGCGGCCAGCGCATCCATAGCGCGAGCCCTTACGATCCGGCAAAAGCGACCGTGGTGACGGTGACGCGCTGGTAATCGGTGTTACCAAACCGCTTTTCAACTCGGATGGTGGAGGTAGAAGAATGGTCGCCTGTGGTGAGCGTTGATCCGCCGACTGCCGCCGTGTTGATGGCCGTGCCACGAATGTTTGACTTGACCACATCGCCCGACGTTTCGGCCTTTTCGGCGCTCAGAACTGTAAAGCTAATGCTATCGAGCGTGAAGCTGCTGCCTGTGAAGTCGCCCAAAACCTGCGCCGAAGCCTCGGCGCGGGGGTTGTAGAATCGGATGGCCGGGGGCGCAGTGTTGGCGCTGCCGCTTTCAATCAGTTGCTCGTCCACTTGGGCGGTGATGGTGGCGTTGAGAACCTCGTAGCTGCCAATCGTGCCAGCGCCGAAGGTGGTTCCGACCGTCTCGGTGGTTGTCTCCGTGCGGACATACTTCGAGATGATCGTCGTGGTGACGCCGTTCTGGTCTTGAACCAGAAGTTTCTCAAACGTCTTGGCCGTGCTTTTGGAAAAAGCGCCCGAAACACCGTAGCTGATAGGCATACCCTCGCTGGGCGTGTCAATTCTGCTGGCAATAGAGGGTCACGCTGAGAACGTCAGTAATGCGGTTGTTGGCCGTATCAACCGAGTGCGCGCTTTCCAATAGCCCGGCAACCGTGACATTGGCCGAGGTAAAGTCCTGGGCCACGATCTCGCGCAGGGTTTCCTCGACTTGCTCCACCACCTCGTCATGCGTGCTGGCGTATTCGCCGGGGCTGATGATGTGAATGGTGGCGTCGGCCTGCCAACGAGCCAACTGCGGGAAGGGTCGGCTGGCCGACAAGCAGGCGGCGACAATGCGCCGGGGCGGGGTCGTGGTTTCCGAGTAGTAGGGATACACGGTGTAATCGTCCGTGACGGCACTCGGAAGCTCGGTGCCGAGGTGGGCCGACACGATTTGCTCAATCTCATGGCGCAGGCTGTAGGTCTGCGGGGTGGCCGAGGCCGGGCCTGTGGGGGTGGTGGCGATGCGGTCGCCTGCCACGGCGCTGATGCGGATGGTGTCTGTCTGGATGTTCGGTGCGGTGTTGCCCGAAAGCTCGACCAGATGCCATCCGTATAGTGTTAAATCGGTCTGTGCCGCGTTGATGGCGGCAAGCGCGGTGTTGGTATTGGTATCGTCCAAAATACGCGACAGCGCGGCCACACGGTTCTTGTGGGATGTCTGCCAGCCTGTTCCGTCATTGGCCGAGGTCAGAACGCTAAAATCCATGCTTACCCGGCTGGCGGATCTCACCCCGCCCTCGACAAGCTCGGAGCCTGCCGCCGACACGATAACGCACGGCAGGGCCAGCGGATCGGTCGGAACGGCATAACGAATCGGGATGCCTGCGAGCGCGGTTCCCGTGCGGGCGGCTTCGATGCGGGCGGCAAATTGGGCTTCTATTTGGCGGTGGATCATGCGGCTTGGGCTAACTTGCCGAGGCGGTTGTTCATTTCGCGCTCGATCTGTTTCTGGCGAAACTCAAGCAACCAATTAACCCGGCCTTGGCGGATTTTGTCGCTGGCGTTTTTTGCGGTGTTCGCCATTTCGATATACATATTCAGCGGATTGCCGAAGCTCCTGCGGCCTTTTCCGCTGCCTCGCGTAAGGTTGTTGCTGACAAATTCTGGCAAATTGAGCGCGCCTGCCCCCACAAGTCCGAGGTCTTTCCATGCAGCGCCCCAGCCCGCCTTGAGCGTTCCAACGCGCTTGGTCATTTTGGTCGTGTAGCTGTTCATTTTGCCTTTGCTAACGACAAGCTGCGACCAATGCGCTTGGTTCACTCGGCCCTGAGAATTTTGCCTGCTCTTGTGCAGATTGCGGTTCGGTTCTTGGCCCACATATTGAAGATTGCCCAACTTTGGCTCGCCCACTGCCGACACTTTCCGCGTCTGTGTGTAGCTGTTGACGCGCTTTCCTTTTTTCGTGGTATAGGGGCGCACCTCAACCAGCGTCGGGGTCTGATTGTTCAGAAGATCCAAGGCGCGGGCCTCTGAGTAATTTGGGCCACCCTGTTTCATGTATCGGTTAAACGCGGCAGACACCCCACGCACTCCGCTATCGGCCAAGATTTTGCGAATGACGGCAACAGTGACAAAAACTCGGTTGATGTCTCGTGTGACCGCGCCAACGCCCTCCGCTTGGTCTTTGGGTGGAGTAATGGCAAGCAAGCCATTGTCGCCACTATCACGCACAAGCAGTCTTGCTTGGCGGATAAGTTCTTGCCCGACTTCTTTTGTTGTCGCATTGACAAACTTCGGGACGAACTTACGCAATTCATCCAGCGTAATGTCGGCTGAGACTGCCGCCGCCATAACTATTCGGCCAAGCCGCCCGCTGTGATTTCGACCACTGCGCCGTCCTGCGAGACGGCCAACACTTGAAGCTCTTGCCCGCGAACCGTCACACGGCTCCAAATGGCGGGAACGGCGTTGTCGATCTTGTCGAAGCGCGGCTCAAAGGCGCTGGCTTGGAGCGCCAGGCGCACGCTGCGGATCTGACGCACCCCGCCCTCGGCCAATTCATCGCGGGTTTCAGTGTCGCCAACCACAGCCTTGTAGTCGATCCCGCCAATAGTCACACACTCGCCGCCGACATCGGTAATCGCGGCCACGCCAAGGATGTGCGCGGTATCTAACTGGCTTGCCATGCCCTAATCCTTGGAGTCAAAGGCGTCAGGGTTGCGGCGCTTGAAGACCTCGGCCCCGAATTTGTTGGCCGCGTCGGAGTTCTCCACATCGTAGATGGCATCTGTGGCAACCTTGGGATCGAAAAACGGGTGGTTATGCAGAAACACAATCTCGCTGTCCAAGACGATCCCTGCTTTGCGCGTGCGGTGGGAAAATTCCGTGTCGGAATAAATGCCGTGATAGTCGCCAGACAGGATTCCTCCACCGTTGCCAAGCCAGCCGAGGGTTGGCCGGGTGCAAACGAACGTCACCATGAGGCCGTCCGTGCGATGGCCGTCTTTCACGCCAAGCACTTTTGGGCGCTTTAGGTGCGGTTCCAACGCCTGCCAAACAAGCTCGTCCCAAAATAGCGGCGGCTCGATGTCATCTTGTGCAGTGACGATGATTTGCCCTGACGATGCTTTTACTGCCGCGTTGTAATTCGCCACGGCATTTCCACCGACTTGATCCATGAGGCCAGCGGGCGAAAGGCCGTGCTTGAATCGACCCAAAACGTCTCGCGTCTCGGCATCATCCTCGGCAAAACCAAAGATGTATTCCACGCTTTGCGGGTCTTTGGCCGCTTCCAGCCACTTCTTGCGCGTCTCGGCAGCTTGAAGCGGGCGGCCACGGGTCGGGTGGCAAACGCTTATCTTGGCCCCGCACTTCTTGAACCACTCCAATTCAAACTGATCTGCCCGCTCGGTGTCGCCATTGGCACGCAAGGTGCAAGCGTAAAGCCCGACGCCGCCGAATCCATAGACCACCGGGCGGTGCGTCCACGGGACAATCTCTGGCACAGGCAGGGCCATAAATGCGCGGGCATAGGCCAAGGCGTCTTGCGCCTCGCCGTTGTCCAGGCTGGTGGCCGCGAGTTGGGCCAAGGCTTCCCTGCGCCACGGGCTGACTTTGTATGCCTCATGCAATAGCGATTTCTTCGGCGCAAATGCCTGCGTCCGCATGGCGAGTTGCAGATATAGCTCATAGCGTTCGTCACCTGAGAGCGATTCGTGTTTCAGTGCCTCGATGGCGAGTTCCATGCCGCGCGCATCTTCTTTCATGCCGAAATGCTCAAGGCTCCCGTAGAAAATCCAGCGCGGGTCTTTGTCCCAATCGGGCTGCGAAGCGATGATGCGCCAGTTGCGGGCATTGCCGCGCTTTTCGGATGCCTCGTCTTTCTTTTCGTCGGGGGCGTGGACAATGCGGGCGTCCTCCCACCTCACTTGCCCGTCTCCCGATTTGTCTAAGGGTTCAAGGTGTTCGTGAACAGCGCCGTCCCACTTGGCCGTCCCGCGCCGCCAGATGCGCTCACGCAAGAGGTTCAGTCCATTATTGGTCAAGCGATAGGGAACCATCGCCAGCGTGGTCGTGGGGGCCGTCTCGCGCAAATGCTGGCGGATAATGTCGCAGGACTCTTGCTCAATAATATCGTCCGTATCGGCCCAAACCAGCCAATCGTGGCCGTCTGCCTCGGCCATGTCCGTCGCCATCTGCCGGGCGGCGGCGAAGTTGTCCACATGATCCCAAAACTGGAACGCTTCGGCGTTCTTGTATTCGCCAACCTTGCACCCCATTTCGCGGGCAATGTCCAGCGAACGATCTGGCTCCCTGCCGCCGCAGGCGCGGACAATGTAGATGTGGGGCGTGAGCTTTTGGAAAGCCTCGATGAATCGCCCGATGTAACCCTCGCTATTTCCAGTAATAGCGACCAACGCCAAGGAAGGCAGTGTGTCCATGCGGCCACGGCGGGCCTGTCAACTTCACCAAAAGCAAAACCCCCGGCTATGCCGGGGGTCTGCTGAACACACGAACCAGAACAGTCTTTAGGCTTTCTTGGCGAGGATTTTAAGACCCGCCGTGATGCCGTAGGTGAATCCGCCCACCACCTCAAAATTGAGGAAATGAGTCCCATTTGCTGTGTTATAGTGACGGCGATAGCCCAAACCAATACCAGAGACGGGATCGACCACGGTGCGAGCTTCCAGATACTCTGAAGGAGCCTGCGGCTGGAGGGTGCGGATCGCCACGGCGATGGCCGAGGGATGCACCGCGAAGCCTGCGAGGGTGATGCTGGTTCCGACGTTGGTGGCCGGGATCAGGGTGGACTCGTAGACGTTCATGCCCGCCAGACGGCGAACCACTCCCTCGCGCACACCTTCGGGGCCGAAGTTGAGGTTAGCAAGGATGTTCGTGCTGTCGGAGAGGAGAGCGTCGTAGGCTTCCGGCTCCAAGAACAACGCGCGGTCGTTCTGCGGGGCTTTGGCCTTGGTGAGTTCCAAGCGGGCCTTGCGGACATCGGCCATCGAGAACGAGGCCGAGGTGAACGAGGCAACCGCCGTGCCGAAGTTACCCGTGGTGATCATGCCCCACGCTGCGCTGATGAAAGCCTGCGCCACTGCGCGGCCCTGCTCTGCGCCGATTTCGGCAAGCATCTGCGGGGTGAGCGCGGAGGACTTGCTCCATTGGGTGTCGGTGAAATCGACCGTGCTGAGATAGTGCTTGTCGATCGTGACCTCACGGGCGGTGAGGGTAACGTCTCCGTCCGCACCTTCGTAGGTGTTGTTGAACGTGGAGGCGGTGATCGAGGAGATGAGCGGGATGCTCACCACTTCGCCTTTGCGCGCGGCTTCGGCGTTGTAGTTCACGCTGAAAGCGTTCAGCGGATGGAGGGAATCAACGAACGCCTTGAGCGCCGCTGAAGAGATGATGTCGTCGTTAAGACCAGTGATGGAGGCCATGTTAGTAGGTTATTTGGATTGTTTGAGCTTGTTGATGAGGGAGAAATCGCTGGCCTCAAGCGCCTTGCGGACGATTTCAAATTTTGTGGCGCGGTCGCCAGAAGCGTAAGCGTCTTCGACCGAAACGGCGGAACCGTTGCCCGTGATGGCGTTGTCGCCGCGAGCGGCGAGTTCGACTTCCAGAGCGGACAGCTTGGTCATCGCGGCATCGAGCTTCGCGGCCATTTCCGAATCAACGGGGGCGGCGACGGGCGCGGGGGTTTCTTCTTTGGCGGCGGCGAGGCCGTCCACGGTGGATTTGAGGTCGGCAACCGAAGCGGCCAACGATTCGATGGCGGCTTGAGCGTCGAACTCAACTTTAGCGACAGAACTATTTTCAGTCATGCCCACTGCGGCGGTGTCAACTTCGGGCGCGGCTTCGGGCTCAGACCCGGCGCGGAAAACGCCGTCAGGGTTGGCGGCGGGGCGGGAAACCAGATCCACGCTGACCAGTTCCGAGACGCGGGCAAAACGCTTTCCGTCTTGCTCGTCGGGCGTTCCGCTGAAGGTCATGGAAAAACCGACACGGTTTGGCGCTTTGGTCAGGATCTCGCTGTAGAAAGTGGCCTGCGGGTGCGAGCCGAGAAGTTCCAAGTCAGCGCGAAGTTGGTCTTCGACAATGCGGAAGTTGGCGAGGAAGCCGATGAGGGAATCAATGCTTTCGTCGTGATCGACAAAGACTTTGACGGGCGAACCAGCAACGCCTGCGGCCTCGGCCTGCAACAGCGTCACATCGTCCACCATCATGGCGTGGCCGAGCGCAGGGCCAACCGTGGCGACAGATATTCCTTCAAATTTGAGGGCGTCCATACTCGGACGCGCTCATGTCAAGCAGTCGCCTTCTTGCGACGGTAGATGCGTTTGCGCTTCTTGGGCAAAGCCAACTCTGTCGGTTCTTCTTTGCTTTCCAACTGCGGGGCGCTGTCCGCTGGCGCATCGAGCGCAGGGATAACTTCCACCACGGCAGCTTGCGGCTGCGCCTGCTCCACCCCAATCATCACGCCAAGATCGGCGGCAAATTCGCGTTCGGTCGCAATCTCGGCCACGGCCTCCTTCCAATCAATGCCCTGCTCGCCGAAGTAATCGGAGAGAGTCATTAGCCCGGCCTTTACATCGTCGCGGCGGGCGGCGGCCTCGCGGCCTACGTCCACCGTGATCGAGCGCGGGGTTTGCCAGCCGACAGACTGCCAGCCGGGATTCATGGGAAGTTCTTTGCGCGAGATGGCGCGGGCAATCGCATAGCGCCACAGCTTCGATAGGAACGCATTAACCAGCACATCCTGGCGGGCAGCAAAGCATCTCGCCGCCTTCTGAATGATAAACCTTTGCGCCACGCCGCCGATCGCGCTGGTGTCCCAAACAAACTCGTAAGGCAGGCCAAGGCCGATGGCCGCTGCGCGAATGTATTGCTCAAGGTGTTTGTCGAGCTTCTCGTTCGGGCGGTTCATCACGAAGGATTGAATGTCCTCCGTATTCTTCATGCGCGGAACCAGCCCGCCGCCGAAAATGCTTTCGCGGGTCAGGTTGCCGTTGCTGTCCTTGCTGAAGTCGCCAAGGAATCCTTCCGCGCCAATGTTCCCCGTGGAGTTTTTAATAACGAGGCCGATGCTGCTGCCAGCCTTTGCCGCCATCATTTCAAAGCGCAGCAATTCGTCCCGATCCAAAACGCTGTTGAGCGCCACACCGATGGCAGGATAACCGCGCACTTGGTCGGCGCGCTCTGGTTCGTAAACATGAAGCATCGCGTCGGCCTTCACCTCGCGGTGGCGGCGCGGGTATTCGTCGCCCTCCCCGATAAAATAGCCAAGCGGGCGCTGGAATTTGTCGAGCTTCACGCCGTCCACCACCCCGCTGTTGCTTGCCGAGGTGTCGGGCGACTCCACGCGGTGCGCCTCGACAATCTGCACGGCAGGAGCGCCGTCTGTCTTGGCCGTGAGGATGGCAAAAATTTCCCCGTCCCGGTCAATGGCCTCCGACACGAGCATTTGCAGGGAGCGCATATCGTGCCGCCCGCTGATTTCGGGCGAGCGCGCCCAATTCTCCCACCATTGCTCTGCCGCATCGTCCCACGCTTGATCACCTGACATGGCTTGCGGGCGAATGCCGATGCCGCTGCCCACGGAATACATGGCCTTGTCGCGCACTGCGCCCCGCACTATCGCGTTGTTGTAGAAACATTTACGCGAAAGCGCCATCAGGCGGGTGCGGTCATAGGAGGAAAGGTCAACCTTGGAATCCTGCGCCTGCGCGTAAACCCAACCGCGCTCCTCGCTGCGGTGGTTCACGGCCTCGATCATGCGCGAGAACCCGAAAGCTGCGGCCACGCGGTCAACAAATTTGGTCTGCTTGGTCTTCATGTGCGGTTCGGGAAGCGCATCTGCGTTACGCGGCTGTTGCCGATTGTCCCGGCATTGATGGCAAGGGCCGTCTCGATGAGGCCAAGCATATCCCAAGCGTCATAGGATTTTTGCAGGGTGACGCTGCGACCGCCGACGCTGCTTGACACGACGAACGCCTGACTCGCCCCGCCAGCAAGGATCTGAGCCTTACAACTGGCTTTGAGTTGCGAAAGTTCAGAGGCCGTAAAAACTTGGGCCAGAATAGCAGCGTCCGTCACGCACTCGCGGCGTGTGTCAAGGAGCGGGCGACTTCTTGCGCTTGGCCCACCGCGCATTGACGGCGGCGCGGGCCTGCTCGCTGCTGCGGGCCTTGAGCGGCGACTTAACCTTGCCGCCTTTGCTGCCAGTGGCGCGGGTGTCCACATAGCTGGCTGGCAGGGGCTTGTTGCAGTTCGGGCATTTCACGCCCGCGATGTTAGATGGCATCGTTGCCAACCTCAATAGGAAGCTCCAGTTGCGGGTCGGCGGCTTGAACGCGGGCGACTTGAACAAGGTGCGCGTGGCGAATCACGATTTCGGTCAGCTTGAGAGCGGAGGCGATATCGTAGTCGTGGGCCTCGTTGAAATGCGCGGCGGCGTGTGCGATTTCGTTGATTTTCATTGTGTGTTTTGTGTTCGGTTCGCTTTTGGCGTCCCATGCCGCCCCCGGCGCGCGGGGGCGGGAGGAAGGTCAAGCGGCGTGGGCAACCTCGGCGTGAACAACTCCGTTATTGTCGATGAGCCGATAGGCAGCGCGAACGTGCGGCTGCCCTTTCATAAAGCGACTTGCCCACTTGTGGAGAAATGCTGTGTTGTGCGTTCCCCAAACCGACCCGTGTTTGCTGAACTTATACCAGCCCTCGGTCGGGTGAAGAAATTCAACATAGACGGCATCGGCAACGATGTGTTCTTGCGCGGCGGTGGTGTTCCCCGCGCCCGTTGTGGTGTTGTTCGTGTTCACAATGCCCACAATACGCCAGCAGCTTGCGTATGCAAGAAAAAGTTTCAGCTTTCTGAAAGTTTTTTTGCCCCCCTGTTTTACTCTGTTGGGGCGGCGCTTGTGGCCCGAAACTGCGACATGATGGAGTCGATCAGAACCAGCGCCATCTTTTCGCAGTCGGCCAGGTGGTTCGGCCCAAGGCGCTGCCACCGCGCCACGCCCTCTTTTTCGATCAGCGCCTCTCCCTGCAACTGCGAAACGTAGTCCTTGGCAATGTCGCGCGGCAGATACCAGCGCCCCCGGCCATCGCGCAAAACGTCATGGTAGAGCCTTGCCTGCCAAAACTCGGCGTCGAATTGCAGCATCCAGATATTGTGACCCGCGCCCAAGATTTGCTGGAATTTCCACGGCTCGCGCAATCCCTGCGACACCGTGCGACCCTTGGCCGCGCAGAATAGACCGCCCGACCGCGCCACAAAATCGTAAACGCCTGCCGGGGTCTTGGCCGCATAGCCCGAATCGACCACGCCTTTGAAGCATTTGTAGTGGCGGAACTTTTCCATCACCAAATCCCAACCAATCGCCGCCCCGTAATCGACAAGGTAACTGCTCCCGTCTTCGTGCAATTCGCGGATGATCCACCACAGTTCCGTTTGCTGAACGTCCACCGACATGATGCGGCCCAACATCTTGCCTTCGGGCGGCTGGCCGATGGTGTAACGCGGCGAGGCGTCCACCCGCTCGCGGATCATCGCCGTGGTGATGAGTGACCCCGCCGCCACCCAAGGCAGGGCCAGTTCTCGGTTAAAGAAATCCTGCAAGCCGCCCGGCGTCTCGCGGTCTTGGAGGAATTTGACGGCCAGATCCGACCATCGCCGCCAAGGAGCATAGAGCGAGGACAGATGGTAACTGCGCCGCCCTGGCTCGGCAGCAAGGTCAGTCGCCCGCCACTCGCCGCGCTCAAGCATCTGCGCTTTGTCGGCCTCGGTGTGCGCGTGGTCGCACTTCGGGCAATGGCAACGCGCCGATTCCGAGACAATCTCCATGTTCCACGCGGAATCTTGCTTGGCTTCCTGCGCCCACTTGATGCGCTCCCACTCCAAGACAAACATTTCGCCGCAGGCCGCACACGGGACGAAGTATTTGCGCTGGTCGCCCTTCAGCCATTCTTCCCAAATGGCCCCATCCTCATAGGTTGGGGTCGAGGTGGTGATGATAATATGCTGCGGGTAGGTCGCTACGCGGGCCTCGGCCAACTGCAAGGGCGCTGATTCCTTGCCGCCCTTGGCCGGGAACTTGTCCAATTCGTCCATGCACAGCGCGGCAATCGAGCGCGAGGAAAGCGAGGCCGGGCTGTTGCTGCCCGTGAACCACACGCTCATGCGGTCAAAGTGCTGTTCCAAAAGTCTATACTTGTCGGGATCGGCCTGCTTGTGCCGGGCGAGCGTCGGGTTCTGGTCAATCAATGGCATCCACCGCGTTTCCGAAAACGAGCGCGCCAAGTGTGTGGATGGCATGACCCACAGACAAGGCGCGGGCGAGTTGTCCAATTTGTAGGCCATTCCGACAATGATGGCCGTGGTCTTCGATGTCTGCGCGCCCCACACCAAGGCCAGTCGCCGCACCCTTTCGTCTGCGAAGCATTCCAACACTTCGCGCACATACGGAGTGCGCTGCGTTAGGTAGCTCCCTGGCTTGTTGGTGATTCGCTCCGAGAGCTTCAGATTTCCCTCGGCCCACGCCACCACCCCCGGCTTCGGCGGGGCAATCGTCACTTCATGGCTTGCCGCCCAAGCCTCGGCTAATCCGCCTTGGTCTGCTCGCTCAAGGATGGCGGCAATGTCGCCAGATGTTTTCGCAGTATCGAGGTCGCCTGTTCCCCCCATTGAAACGTCGAAAAATCCTGCACCGCCGCCGAGATCAGCCCACGAATCGCCGCCACCGTCTCCGCTTTGTTGAGCGTGGTCTTGGTCATCGAAAGGAATTGCGAGAATTCCTGCTCCGCTTGCGCTGCCGCCTTCCGACTGTCCCGCCACGCTCCCGCCAGTTCGGCCACCGTGCGGCTGTTTATTTCGTCCACGTTGGCTGCGGCCTTCCACAGTTCGTAGTGCCGAAGCTCGCCCTCGGCGGCGCGGTCGAGTCGCGCCTTCGGCCCCATCGCCGGGTTGCTGCTGGCGGGCGGGGCTGAGAGCTTGCCGCCCTTCCTGCGGCGGATGTTCGCCGCCAGCCACGCCTTCGCCGCCTCCACCGAGTCGGTCGGCATCCCCTGGGCTTTCCACAGGCTGATGCTCGTCTGGTTCGCGTCGAGCGCGCGGGCGAGTTGGATCTGCGTCAGGGCCATGCGGCATTTTGATACGGCTTTTTCGTGTGTCTCACTATCAAATCGGCTATTGAGACGGCCAGAGGCGAGAAGTGTTTATTACTTGAGCCAATCGCAATAAATTTTGCCCCAAATCTTGCCAGTCGTGGCCTCCT